TTAACACAGCCTGTTTAAGTAGTTCGTCATTGTCAGGATTTTTTAAGAAGCCTACCAATCTGTTTACATCTGGTTTCATAATATAAAATTGAATACCATTCTGCATCATAGCATTAAACATACGATATTTTTCTCGCACATTAGCATAATCTTGCTCTGTTACTCCAGAACTATATACACTACTGACATCATCACCAGCATTACCGTCAGCATCGTTTCTAAAATAGTTTCCAGCACTTACAGTATAATTTTTTTGTATGTATTCATATGCGGCCTTGACTGCTCCCGCCCATCTTTTGACACCAATAGCATCTGGTTCTGGTTCTGGGCGCCAGTTGTGGTCACTGTCATATTGATCATAAACTTTTTTAAGTAAGTTTACACCTTGATCATTTACACCTCGCTCTATTCCTAAGTAGTCTGCTAAGTTAGTCCAGTTTGTATTATCAGCAACTTCTGATGAGGATGCGTCTTTGTAATCTTCTACACCAGCCGCTTGTATCATGCCGTCTACATTATTCTCTCTTCTAAGTGCTATATCTATATCACCATCTACTACTTTTCTAAGTATATCTTGTAAAGCAACTTTAAAACTGTAGTAACCTTGGTCGGCTTTCATGTCTTTTAATTCTTTAGCAACCAAGCCTTTCATTTTTTCAGGATACACACTCCAATCAAATGCTTTGAATCTTTTCATTTCTTTTTCTTCATCGTCTGACTGATTCCACATCATAGCACTACCGCGGTTGATAGGCTCACCGCTAAATGGATTTTCTAACTCTTCTGGTTCAATCAAATAATCTTGGCCGGGCATTCCTGCTCTGCTGTCGCCTTTTCTAGTTACTTCAATTCCTAGTTTAGATAAACCACTTAATTTTGAATTCCCACTTACATATTTTTCACTTGTTGTCAAATCCACATATGGTATGCCGTGAACTCTAGCAAATTTACTTAGTATTTTGTTGTATCCTGTTTTACGCCAAGTGTGATAATAGTTGTCATTCTTTTCTAATGTTTTAATAAGATCCAACCCATTATAGGCATCTTCAGCCTGACCGTGGTGTGCGGCAGGTATGACCCATACTTTATTACTGTTCATAGGATCATTAAAATCGTCTAAATGATTATCTAAATATGCTTCTCTATCACCATAATCTTCATCTGTGATTGTTTCCAAAAATTCTTTGTTAAAGTAAACATAAGCATGACTAGGAACATTTATTTTTGCCTTAGCACTATCTCTAACATTTTTTTCAAAATCTTTATTACTTTTATCTATAGTGTTTTTGCCTTTAATTTCTTTAGCCAAGTTTGAAAAACCTTGTCCTTGGAATAATTTATCAAATGCTGATAAGAATTTTTTAGTTGCTTTAAATCTATTCTTAATTAATGATTTTAAATAATTATCTTTTGGTATGCCATAATCATTTTTGCGTTTATAGAATCTGTCTAAATTTAAAGAACTTAATACATAATCATCGTATGCCGCAACAAAATTGTAAGTTTTGTCGTCACTGTCGATTTCATCTTCCAAACGAACTACTCTATCTAATCTATCATTCCAATTTCCAAGTCGATTATCACTGGCTAAAAAGTCCATACCATCGACAACACCTAATCCTTCATCACTTTGTTTAAGTTCTAGATCATCGTCTGGCTTTAGTGCTTCAATGTATGCCTGTGCTATTTTAACAAGTTGTTTTTTAAGAGCAGTAGTGTCTTTGTTCTCACTATCTAAATCATTAATATATCTTATTCTACCTCGTAACTTCTGCATTAAATTCATTTGATACACACTTGCGTAATTATCATCACTTCTAATGTTTATGTGATGATCTCTACTTGTTGGATGCTCGTATCCTTGATATGGTTCAAAGAATTTTATTAATTTGTCTACTGCTTTATCGTTAGTCAACATATTTGGAACGATCAATGTTGCTTCGTCGTATCCACCATTAAGCAAATATCTATGTAATTCGTTCTTTTGTCTTTTTTTGCTTAATGATCTAAGAGTTGTTACTACTTGATTTTTGTCGTTTTTAGGATTAACTTCTACAAATAAATCTGCAAGTTTATCTGCAATTTGATTATCTTGCATGTCATCAGATTGGAAAAATTGCCATAGGCCATCTTCTATAGCATCGAATTTTCTTCGATCAAAGAATTCTGCTTTGCCAACAATTTCTTTCTTAAATAATGCTTGGATACCTTTTTGTAAAGTTTTATGCTTTTCTTTATCAGATTCTAAATCACCATATCTCGCATCGTCTATGCTTGTTAATAACAACTTTTCTAAATCTGACATGCTGAGTTTAAGTTCATTTGCATATTTTCTAAAAGCACCAATATGTTTTGCTTTAGGTGTAGATCTTGCTTGGCCTAAAACAATCTGCCTTGCCAACATAGCCATTGCTCTACCAAAATATTCTTTTGCCTTAGCAAAATGATTTTCAGCACGAATGCTTGGTGCTAGACTGTCAGGCTCTATATAACCTCTGATTGGCTCTCCCTCTTCAACTGCTTCTCCCATCCAACTAGGATCTCTGCCTGTTCCTTCTCTGTAATCGTCGATGCTTTTTTCCCATTCTTTGTCTGCGCCAGGTTTACTAAGTTCTTGGTATCTTTGCAGAGCCTCAAGACTATAATTCAACACATTTAAAACATCGAAATACTCATCTTTACTAGCAATCTCTTTTGCGGCATCTATGATTGGAGATTCTATTTCATCAAATTCTTTTGCACGTTCAGGATCTACTTCTTGACTCTTACGCATAAGTCTAGATACTGCATTTATATAATCTCTTCTAAAAGCATTGTCATCATATCCTGCTTTCATAATTGTGCCGTATCTAACAACTGCTTTTACAACATCTTGATACATCTCGTTATAGTCGCTACCCCCGGCAATTCTAAACTCTATAAGTTCGTTGTCTGTATCTTTATCGGTTGAACCTTTAAAATGAATACTACTAAACTTGTCTTTGCTAAGTCCTCTATCGAGTTCTGATTGTAATTTTAAGAAACTGTTGTTATCACCTCTTTTCATTTTTTCAGCATATCTTAAAAGTCGTTTGTATTGACTTTTTGTATAGGAGTTTTGTAATCTACCAAATTGTTTAAGCAAATATTCATCACCTAGTAGCAATGCCATTTTTAATTTATTAGGTCCTGCATTCTTAGATCCAGCACGAGGTTCTCCATTCCAACTCATTGTGACATGTAAACCTGTGGAGTTGTTTGTGCCAAAATTATCTTCACTCCAATCAAATAAACTTTTCATTTCTTTAAGCATCTCTCTTGGATTAGGAAATACTGGAGAAATAATTTCAGCCGCCGCTCCTTCATCTGCATCGATACTGCTGTCGGTTTCTACACTCCAACCGTCTATGTTATAAGTGTTTCCATATTCACCATAATCTGGGTAACCGTCGTATTTGCTGTAGTGTTTGATCCAGCCATTATATAATTCATCTGCTACTTCTTCTACATTACCCTCTGATTCTCTGCTGTAATCATAACTGAAATCATCTAAGAATGAACTCATACTGTAGTATTCTGATTCGACGTAATCATCCATACTGTAATCATTGTTACATTCCTCTACTGCTTCATCTATTAGAGTATCATCTTCACTGGCATAATCTCTTAAAAAGTCTTGGTATTCGTAATCGTATTCTACATTTATAAAATCTCTCGCCCAGTTCTCATCGTCCCAACCATCTGCTTCACGGTTTTTAAATTCTTGTGGATCATCTTCTTCCATTTGGTCTCTGTATTGTTCTACAGCATCCATTGTAGGACCATCACCCGAATTCATGAATTCGTCTATGTAATAATCTTCATCTCTGTTGTCTTCAATCCATTGATCTATAAGATCTGGCAAATACTCGTCCATTGCTTTTTCGCGAATCCATTCGTTGTAATACTCATATGCACTATCTGGTAAATCACCAAATTCATATTCTACATCACTGACGCTCATATTATCAACATCATCGCTGGAACTACTATATCCACTTACATTGAAAAAGAATGATTCTGCTTCGAATCCACATTTTACTGGAGCATCTAATCCTTCTTTAGCAACATCTTTTCTGTTGAAATTTATTTCAAATAATTCTGCTGGTGCTTCTTTTAATCTTTTTCTAGACAGTTTTTTTATTTTGCCTTTGAGGTTTTTGATTTTTAATTTTTTATTTTTGCGTTTTGCAATCTTACTGAGTTTGCCTTCTTTTACTTCTGGATTTTGAATGAAGACTTCGTCGTCACCTTTCTTAACTTCGAATTCGTTTTGTTTGTTTAGAACTGCTACAGCATCTGGTCCTGAGCCTGCAGTATTGTCTCCTAATGGAGAGTCAACTCTTCCTGCATAGTTACCGTATTGATCGTATATGTCTGCGCCTTTTTCAACTTCTCCTGCTTTGGCTTTTACTACCGGGTCCTTAATTTTATTAGCCGCTGTCCCATCTACTGTTGGACTTAGTGTTTGTTTTGCCTTACTGGCAACTGGAGATGCAATGCTTTTAATTTTTGCAGTGGTTTTACTGTCTTGGCCTTTTATAACATTACCTGCAACTGTAGCCGCAGAACCAACACCGCCTCCTATTTTCTTTGACAGTGATTTTCCTGCACCTTTGGCCATTGTCTTTGCCATTGACCCTATACCTGTATTGCCTGTGCTTTGTTGCCCTACTGGAGTGGCGTATTCTTTCAAAAGGTGCTGTATTGTTTTGACATCTTTAAACTTCATTATCTACGCCTTTTATTTAATGCCCTTACCCTTCTACTTGCAGGGTTCATTCTTTTTGTTCTTTGTGACTTTCTTGTGATTCTTGCACCCATCTTTGCTCTTGTTTTTTTGATGGTCATGCGTTTTTTCATATCGATAGGCGCACTACATTGTGATGATTTAGATACAACTCTACCTTTACGTCTGCCAGATGTGCATCGAACAGCACGGACAACTTTGTTGCCCATCTTACGCCATACCATTCTGTTTTCGACTACAATGTCTTGTGCTATATCTTCTAAAATCATATTAAATTTATCACTATGCCTATAATAATACTAATCAAAGATGTAAATGTTAATCCCACAATAGCAATTATCCAACTTTCAAGTTTGTCTAATCTGCTTTTTGTTGTTTCTTTGAATTCTCTGAGTTCAGCAGTAATGCTTTCTATACGCAACATATCTGCAATAATATGTGCTTCGATGTTACCCTTCTCAACGTAAGGTTTTAACTCTTGTTCTGGCTCTGATTTTCTTGGCATCGTTTATCTCTTATAATAAATCTTGTTTAGTAAATTCCATATTTACGGAACTTTTTGTATCTATTGTTCCCGCATTTAAAACTATTCCATGTAGTTCATCTGTCAAAGTTGTTATAGTATGCACATCTTCTCTTTCAAATGCAAATTTAAAAATAAAACCTGCTCCTGTTAGTGTTGGTGCACCATAATTTTCTAAAACAAATGAACCTGATCCGCTTAATTCTACAGGTTCATTCATTACAACCGGCATCGCTCTTAAGCCTATACATTGGACAACACTTTCAAAATCTTTTTGTGTGTCGTCACTAAAGTTGCCAGTCCGTGTAATGTCTAACGTTGTGAACAATGTGTAGAACTCAATGTTGCCTGAAACAACCTCAGCACTTCCCATTGCGCCACTTCTCTGTCCAACCATGTGTGTCTCCTGTTATATTACACTATTTATCAGAGTTTGTCGAACCAGTGGTCAAAAAAAAGCACTCCGAAGAGTGCTTTAATTTGTGTTTGTTATCTTTATACTACTGAGTAACTACCTGCTGTAATGGTTGCGTTACTAAAAGTTGTATTAGATCTTAATGCTGTCTGTAATGCAGATGCTCCTACACCATCAACTTCAACTGCAAAATATAAAATTCTAGTATTTGAACTATGTGTATTCAAAATTACTGGATTTGCCACAGTTGCCATTGCTGAAAGGGCCGCTTCTCCACCTTTTGGATTCCCAGATGCTGTGAAACCAAACTGATGAACATTAACTGCATCTACGGCGTCTAAAATAAAATGTTTTAGTTCACCTGTAAGAAATTGATCTGCCGCTACAGAACCATTTACTCTTATTTGTGCCATTTTGATCTCCCTTTATGTTACTAATATTTATCGAATAGTCATAAAAAAAGGCAGTATAAAACTGCCTTCTTTTGTAAAGTTTTTAACTTAGAAACTTACGTCAGCAATGACGTGAGCCGCAATGTCACCATTTGCTAAGTTGTCTGCACCTTCTAGTATAAATTTTACTGTGTCTTGACTATCTGCTGTAAAATCACCAACTTTAAGAACTGTAAGATTTAAACTTTGAACTGTGCTAACTAATGATGTTAATTGTGCCGCTGAAATATTTCCTGATTGTTGTTGAATACTTTTCAAGAATACGTCTTTACCAATAAACTCACCAGCCGCCGCTGATCTTCTATCTGTTTGAGCCATTTTTAATCTCCTTTTTATTAGTCAACTTCTTCATATAATGTCTGACTAATTAATGTTATTAATATTTATCAAAATACCCAAAAAAAATGGCAGTTAAAACCGCCATTTTTTTATATTTGTAAAAATTAACTTACAACGATGTTTGAACCTGCTGTTACAGTTGCACTTGCGAAGTTGTAACTGTTTACGTTATCAGTTCCAATACCTCTGATTTGCCCTTGTAAAGCAGAAGCATCAAATTGACTTCCGTCAACGATTGCAAAAATAATACCGTTACCAGCATCTTGAACTTCATACATTAATGGTTGAATGAATTGAAGTGCTCTTTCAACTGCTTCTCTAGTAGCATCGTCTTCTGTTCTTAAGTCAGCACCTGTATCAACTAAAACTGCTTTTAGGTTATGATTTGAAATCAATGAACCTGTAACAAATTCTGCAACACCGGCTCCGTTTCCTTTTGATTGTGCCATTTTAATCTCCTATTTGGTGCCAAAGCACCTTTGTTACATTTATTTATCTAAATTTATGATTTTTTTGGTTGCTAAAGTGAAAAATTTATGCATCTCTTAGTGAGAATTTTGGTATGCGTCTACCGGCACCTTTGACTTTACCTATTGTGGCACCAGCCGCGGCGCCTCTGCCTATGGAACTTTCTACATCGTCTGCACCTAAACTAAGTATGTCACTAGGATCATCTACATATCTTTTTAGATTTTTAATTCTACCTAAGCCTAAACTACCTGTATGTTGGTTACCGTAGAATGAACCTCCTTTTTTAGCATACATTTGTCCTGTCTTAGGATCAATAGTATAATCTGAGGAGTCTATGCCTTTTTTCTTTCTTTGATCTGCATCTCTTTTGAATTCGCCTTTGTTTTTTTGTTTATCTGCTTTCTTTCTAGCAACATCTTGTTGCTGGCTTGCTCTGGCATCCATATTTGCTTGAGCATTGTCTCTAGGATCTTTAGGTTCATCTTTACCATCTTGTTCTCGACTTGATTTTGAGAAAGCGGCATCGTAGTCTAATCCCCCGGCATGCATATATTTGTATGTCTGCGCCGCTAGATTTATATCTTGACCAGATCTAATTAAGTCTGCAACTTTTTGTGCATCTGTTTTATCTTCTGAAATTTTTGCTATGTCGCCTATTTTCATTATGTTTTATTTCTTCCACTTGCCCAGTAACCTGCTACTGCACCAAGTCCTGTTCCTACTTTCTTATATTTATCAACATTCGCACCTGTTTTCTGTGCAACCTTTTTACCAATATATCTACCTGCTACAGCACCTGCGGCCGTTCCTGCTACTCTTCTAGTTAAACTTGTTCTAGGTTCTTTGTAATCAGAAGCAACTCTTAATCCTCTGTCTTTAAGCATACTGGTCATTGGCATCATTAATTCACTTCCTCTGCCTAAACGTCTTATTTCTTGTGTGAGTTTTGTTGCTACTAACTGTTTTGAATGATATTTTAGTTTGCCCCAACTTAATACCATTCTTCTATAACCTCTGTATCTGCCATCAGTAATTTTTAATTGTCTTTCTAATCTCATAAAGAAAGTAAGTGCTTCGTTTCTTTTGTCTGCACGTTTACCTATTTGAGAAACAAAAAAATAAAACTGCCTTGTAGGCGTAGTGCCAAAATTTAACTTTTCTAAAAACTTTCTGCTTTCTCTATTGTTTTTAAATTTTATATATCTGTTATCTGGATTCTTTACTGCGTATGCTAACATGTAAAGATCAGTAGCATGTGTTCTCATCAATGTAAAGTGACCATATTGCGTTGTTTGTTTAGCATATCCAACTGCGTAATCTTCTAAACTGTCATCTTGTAACATCATATATAATGATAAAGTATGCAAATATAACAAGTTTGCAATGTCTCTGCCAGTAAGATTTTTAAAGCCGTTGGTTGTTCTATATAACCTTGCTTCAGATATTTCTTGATTTACTAATTGTAGTTCCATTATGCACCTGGCTTTCCTGTTCCAAAGTTTAATTTACTAAACTCTAATCTGTCAACTAACTTGAGAGCATTACCTACTTTGTCTACTGCAACAAAACCTTCTTCACCTGTTACTTCGTAGCCGGATTCTGTTTCTTTGAATGTAGGCAATTGACGAATCTGCTCTAATTTTTTAATAATTTTTACTTTTGCTTCTATAAGTTTGAGATATAAATCATATACTGCTACTATTTGCTGTAAATTTTCTCTGATAAATTTTACTCCACCTACCATTATTTCTGTTTTGGTATCTTTTGTTTTTTGTGTCTTAACTTTATCTATTTCTTTTTCCATATATGTAATATATTTTTGCACAAAACTTTGTGCAAATACAGTAGGGTCTTGTTCAAATGCTCCTGCTCTAATGGCATTGTTTACATGTGCTTTTAATTGAGGTAAAAAAACTTTTTCTCCTAGCAGTTCTGTGCCTTTTTCTAAGAAGTCAAATGTTTTTGGATCTATTGATTTAAGATACTTGTCTGCTTCTCCAATAGCATCCATAATATCTTTACTTTCATCGTTAGTAAGTGTAACATAGCCACTTAGATCTTTTATATTTGCATCTCTGTGCCAAACACCTGGTGCGTTTCCTAGCACACTACTGTCAAATCCAAACTTTGCTTGAGTGTCTGCTAGTGTAGGTCCACCTACATATTCTGTATGCCACACAATACCCATATCTGAACCACTAATTTGTCCTGCTGTTTCTGAATTTGCAGGTATGGCATATACAAGTGTATTGGGTTTGAATGCAATAACTTCTTCACCGCCCATGTTTGTCATCATTAAATCTTCTTTTGTAAACAGCATGTCGCCTTGTGCTACTGTATTCCAGTTTAATTTACTTAAATGTTTTAATGCTATTTTTAATTTGTCTTGTAATCCTTCTGCAGGGTGATTTTCTTCTATGTCTTTTTCTGTAAAATTTATTTTTGGTGTCTTAGCAAATACGCCTTTTGTGCCTACAAAGAATTTTCCTGTTTCGGGATCTTTACCAGCAATGATGGCTGGTGCTCCGTCCCATTTTGTTGTCATACTTACTGGACTTTCTGTGCTACCATCTAGCATTTGATGTAAACTGTAAAGATAATCTACTGCTTCTTTGGCACCAGCATGTCCTTTATCAAAAATATTGTCTTCTAAATGTTCGAGGTGAGTGTTCTTACCATCTGCTTCGCAAATGATCTTAGCAATCGAATGTCGTATAATTTCATTTAGTCTCATTTGTATTCAAAATTTGGATTAGTTGGGTTCTCTCTAGGAACATAATCTTTAGGTTGTGCCTTTGGTTTCACTTGCAGTTGCATTCTGTTTATTGGAGTAGAATATCCTTGCCTATTAAATCTACTTACTAATATCAATGAATTTGGATCATTGCTAGTAGGGCCTTTAATTGTTGCTTTAATAGGCTGTCCAATCTTTCCTGAACTCTTGCCACCTATATGAAACACAACTGCTCCTGGTTTTAATTGTGATTTAAACTTATTAAAATTTTCGGGTTTAGATAAGTCTATTAATCCTGAAGCATCTAAAATAGGATTCTGACCGTATGGTATTTTAATTGGATTACCTGTTTGTAGGTCTACGAACTTATGTGATGAACCCTGTAATGGCATTATTGATCCTTTTCTAATTTTACCTGCCCAATCTCTATATATCAAGGAATACCCTTTCATTGCCGCCCATTTTTCTCTTGCTGGGAAAGGTATAGTAGGATCTTCTTCTTGTGCAATTTTATATGATTTATTGTAATCGGTATCTATAGTCATTTTTATTTTTTTTTCTTCTGGACTTAAAGGTGGGCCTTCTGGATAACCAGCCTTAAGTTTGTTTAATTCTGTAGGATTTAGACTTTTTTTATCTTTGTGGTATTTGTCTAAAATAGGCCTAAGTGCTATTCTTTTATCTCCTACTCTTTTCTCATCTTGATCTGGATTATAAAACTTGTTTGCCGCATCTCTAGGCATTGGAGCGGCTTTTCTTTTGTCTGCTTTCCACATATTAAATGGTGGGTATGTTGGCCTAGAAGAATTACCAGTTTGTCGTGCATAGGTTTGAATATCTGAACCCCAAATACGATCTAATTCTTTTTGATATGCCTCTGGATCATTTATTTTTAATGTCTCCATTTCTTTGATCCATGCTTCATAATCTTTTTTGGTTAGTTTCGAAGCATCAACACCTGCTCGATTAAACTTTTGATATTCTCCTGCTAGGTATTTAAATGCAGGAAATAATTGCCCGTCACCTAAAATTTTCTTTACAACATTCTTTAATAGATCTGGTTGAGGCACTTTTACTTTTGCATTTTTAATATAAGTGTCTATGTCACCAAAAATCTGTGCAATCTCTTCAGTTCCTTGTGCCATTGCATCTTTATATGCTTGAGATTTTTTAGGATCATTTGGATTATCATATCCGTCATCACCGTATTCAGGTTCTTCTCCTGGCATGGAAGGTGGTTTTGCTAAGATAGTATTAAACTTTTCAGTATCATTTGTTTTAAGATCGTTTGCCCTTTTGATATATTCATCTCTGTATCTTTCAAATTCTGAACCATCGTTATATGCTAACTCTTTTGCAACATGTAAAAGTTGATCTTGTTCTTCTCCGCCTAAAGGTTCTTCTTTTAATTGTATAGACTCAGGTTGAAAACTTGGATCTTGATTTGCTAGTTTATCTCTTGCTTGATATTCTGGAGAACTTTTAAATGTTTTTTCAGTTTTATCAAAAACTTTTTGCAAATCACTTAATAGTTGATACAATACTTGACCTTGTCCAATTTTTACAATCTCATCTATATCTGCTTTTGTGTTACCGTCAAGTTGTATTTGTTGTGTTGCATCTGGATTCCCAAATAAACCCATTTTGTCCATAGCCATTAAGCCACCAGAAACAAAAAGTTTTTCAAAACTACTTGCTTTAGGATCTGATCTAGTTGCTCTACCATATTTGCCTGTTTTACCTTGCATAAATTGTGCAATTTTTCCATCCTTGCCAAACATCTTTGCTTGTTTCTTGGAAAATTTTGCATCTGTTCCAGTATTATCTAATCTTGGATTGATCTGTTTCCATAATTCTTCAGCGGCTAATCCTGTTACAGGTTTACCCATATCATTTTTATTAATACTGTCTTTAATTTTCCAACCAAATGATTCTAGGTCAAAAACAGCAGTTCCATCATTTGCATTTTTTCCGTTTATATTTAAAACAGTTGTATATAGAGTTTTTGGATACGACTCATTTTTTGATTTAGGGTCCATTATGAGAAGTTTTTGTCTATCTGCCCTATTAAGTTTGTAAAATCCGTGTTGATTGTTTATTGGAACTGCTTTATTATTTTTGTAAAAATAATATTTGTATTGTGGTCTTTGGCCTGCTCTCTGACCAAGGTTGTCAGGAGTAATTTTATCTACCTCTACAGGCAAGCCACCCTTTGCTTTTGATTCAAATATGAGTTGATTAATCTTCACCCGATTGCTCCTTCATATTTTCTTTGATAATTTTTTTAATACCTCTAGAAAATTTTGAAGGGTCTCGGTGCTTTATACTATTTACAAGTCTATTAGTTAAATTTTTTGCTTCTTCTGGAGTGTAATTTCTGTCAATTTGCTCCAGCAAGTTAATTGCACTGGCTATAACATGCTCAGCACGATTTTCAACAACGTAATCTTTGCTTTTATCTACTGATATCTTATTTAATTCTTCTAATATACTTCTATGTTTAGCCACAATCTCTCCAGCGGTATTATGCTTTACTACTATTTATCATTAGAAGTCGTTCTTCTTTAAGAACTCATGCATGTTCAATGCTTGGTCTATAGTTCCTTTAGCCTCGTCCTCGTCTGCTTTGATACTATTGCCTCTTTTTAACTGATCTACAAGACTACCTGCGGCAACTGTCATTGCATCATCGTCGCCTTCTTCTAAATCTTCTATTCTTAATGTGTCTGGATCAAACTTTAAGTCTACTTTACTGCCAACACCACTACTAGAACGTGTTTTCATAAACTGTATTTGATATCTACCACGTTCTCTCATAGCATTACTTGTGAAAATACCAACAACATTATCTGCTGTTTGTATCTTAGATATACCACCTGCAATATGATGGTGGTCAAATTCTATTTCTTCTACTGCTCCCCTGTTTAACTGCGATGCAGTTACAAGCAAAATGTCTCTCTCAGTTGCCAAATTACGCAATTCTTCTGACACATATTTGTCTTTGATAAACAAATCACTGCCACTTACTTTTGCACTTATCGGCATCATCAAATCTAAGTAGTCAACAAGTAAGCAATCTACTTTTTCTCCGCTTTGTATCTCATATTCACGTAAAAATACTCTCAAATCATTTGCATTAACACCATTTGGCATTTGTTTTACTCTTAATCTACCAGCACCTTTGGCTTTCATACGAACTTTTAGATCTACATCATCCATATTACGCATAACTTCTTTTGTGCTGTAACCACTCACCATAGCATCAAGACGCATACTAATAAGTTGTTCACTAAGTTCTAAACTAACATACGCAACATTTAGTCCTGCTAATGCCCAATTTACTGCAAAATTCTGTAAGAATAAACTCTTACCTGCGCCTGAGCCTCCTGCGAATATTGTGATTTCGCCTCTGTTCAAGCCACCGTATAGTTTTTGATCTATTGCTTTCCAACCTGTGCTTACTGCACCTGCTTGGTTCTTTATCCATTCCAATCTCTCCTTTGGATTTTCAAAGTATTCTAAACCTAAATCTTTTACAAGTCCTACTTGGCTAGCATCTTTTATTTTATTTTCAACTGTGCCATAGTCTTGATTCTCTAACAAGTCTGTGCTTTCTATGATTGCTTTTTCTAATGCTTTGTGTCTGCAAAAAGTTTCAAACTCTGACAAAAACCAGTCATGATGATCAACTGTTACATTCGGTATTGGCTCTAATACTGTTCCTGCTACCGCACTAACTTGTTCTGGAGTTGGAATTGCATTATGTTTTTCACTGTGACTTTTAAAAAGTTCTACTGCTGGTCTATATTTTAAATTAAAATATTCAGGCTCAACAATATTTTGACACCTTGCAAACAAGTCTGGATCACTCAACAAGAATCTCAAAAATAGTTCTTGTGTTTCTTCGTTGTATGTTTTTATATCGCTCATAATTTTTCTAACTCACTTAATATATATCTATAAATTTTCTCATGTCCTGCTTCGTTTGGATGGAAATCTGTTTCACTTTCAACAAGAGGACCCTCTTTTCCTACAATTTGACTCATAGGCTTTGTAAAGTATGGTGTAATGTGTTTAACATTTGGTATGCATCTTTCACTCATTGCTGTAAAAAGTAATTTTATACCTTTTGCTTCACATAAAAGTTTTAAATTATTACACAATCCTATTATGTGTAATTCTTTGTCTCGTGGATTTGTAAGCATTGTGTCATTTAAAAGTTTTAATTTATGATAATACTTGTCCTCAATAGACTCTCCTTTTTCGTTTAAGTATTTAAAATTTTCCGCTCTTTTTCTGAACCCTTCTCTTTTTAAAACTTCCAATTGATGATCTCTGTGAATAAATCTGTGTGACATATATGCTATATACATAGGCTCATGCCATCTTACAAATTCATCTTTATTTAAAAATACTTCACCTCTTTCTGGAGATGTAAGTTGACAAATCATAATGTCTATCGGCATGTCTTCAAGAATTCTTTGCATACACATACGCAATGATCTAAAAGAACTTCCACCATTCATTGAATCGTTAATAACATTATCTTCTTGAAAATATGCAGGCCATGGTTTACCGTCTCGGTCTCTAAGTTCTTTATGACCTTCTGAAAAACTACAGCCATTTACATAGATGTTTCTCATAGCATTTTTGCCCTTACTCGTGCTTTTATTTTGTTGCTAGTAGCATGATTAATAATACTTGATACTGTGGCCAGCCTTCCATATTTTAAAACGGCATCTGCGGCGTCTTTAATTTCTGCATGCCACGGAGGAAAACTTATCTCCCAATCTAATGCTAATGCTTGTTCTATAAGATCTTTACCTGCATCATCTCTGTCTGGACATAATATTACTCGTTGACCTAGTTTGCTTATTAAATGAGCCTGCTCTGCTCCTACACTATTACCTTGTATAGACACACCATCTATAAGTATTGCATCGAATACTCCTTCAGTTACAATAACAACTTCTCTTTTACTGTCTGCAAATCTATCTACATTAAAAACATAACCTGTTTGCATGTTATGTAAATACTTTGCTGTTTGTTTTGTAGGTGGATTTATATGTCTTGCTGTCCAACCTACTAGTTCGCCATTGTATGAAAAGGGAACTACTAATCTCTGCTTGTATAAACTTTCATCGAAGTATAGCAGTGGATATAGACCATATAGTCCCCTTTCAATTGCATACTGCCTTACAGGATGTTCTGTAGGCAAATCTTCTATCGACATTGCAGACTCTGGTAAGTCCACAGGTTTAAATTGAGATAATGTATAAACGTAATCTGATGTTTCTTCTTGTTCTAGTATTTCTGCATACTTTAATAATTCAACCTGTATTTTATGCAGTTCAGATTGATCAACTCCTAATACTGTAACAAGTTCCTTAAATTTTTTGCCTAATGTTGGATTAGGTGCCCAGCCTGTTTTAAATCCGCAGTTGAAACAATTAAATGAAATTTTAGGACCGCTGGTAATTATGCCGCCTCTTTTTCTAGTATCACTACACATTGGACAATCCAATGTAGTCCAGCCACTAGGCGTTTTGCTTGTCTTTACTGGTAAATTATCAAAGACAAGTCGATGCACCTGTTCTACTAGTGAGTCTATATCCATAAGTTTATTATACAGGATATATTTAATATGTCAAGTTAATTTCTTAGAAGAATCTTAGTAATTGAACCTGATGTAGGATAAGTTAAACATCTAATCCAATTTGCATTTATTGTAAATGTTTGATGATTAACATTGCTTGTTGATGAAAATGCAACATTAGAAATATTAAACCAGTCCTTACTTGCGTCGTCATTGTTAGGTTGATTTTCTAAAATGCTACCTTGTATTAAAACATTTCCTGTAAAAGTAGAAGGATATATTTGTAACGAATGTCTGCCGTCTGCAAAGTTTCTATCTTGATTACCATATAAAGAATTTGTTGTAAAAATATTTGCACTATCACCTAAAGTAGTATTTGCTACCTGTGTAAAAACGTTTGCAACTTGCGTTGCAGTAGGTTCTATAACACCGTCTGCAAGTATTTCTATATTCATTGATACATCATAATCTTGGTTTGAATATATTGGCATATTTTTTGTTTCTGCTGAATCTTTACTTAAATACATTTTATAAAGTCCTGCATCTATATTTGATAAATCTCCTTCATTCAAATATAATTTTATAATGCCAACACTACTTGTATCCTCACACCTTCTTGTAAGTAATCTCTTTTTAGTTTGAGGATTATAAATGTGTGCATAAACAGTATCACTAAAAACATTTTGCAATTTTCTATCTCTATCGCGAATGTTAAAAGTAAGTTCGTTACTAAATCCTTTATGTGCTTTTAATTGTCTATTGTTCATAGGTCTGTTTTCCAAATAAAGTGCGTCAGAAGTCACCACTAGATCTATTGGGTCATCGTAAATATATAATCTGTGATCTCCATAACTCATGTTTTTATAACCTTTATGTATTAGTATTTATCTTTCTAGATGGTAAATATCATTATGCAAGAAAAGTATCAAGAAAAGTTTCCTTTCATAACTGGTTTAAAGTATGGCGAAACGGAACACTTTGGTATTGTTGTAAATTATGATAACTCAATAATTACATTTTACGACATACAAAAAATAAACAGCATCGAAGAAACAAAAGCATTATTAGATCTCGGAGAAACTTGGTGGTGGGAATCAAATAGGCTTATGCCAATTGATGTTTTCTTACATCACGAAATGAAAGCATTTCGACCTTACCTAACTACATTTGTAATGAAAGACGTTACACATCAGTTTGGTCCAATGACAACTTTACAAAATCTCTTAAAGAAACGTATTAAAAGAAGAGGTATTCAATTAGTTAGGAAGTCTGACTAATATTTTCAACTATAGAATTTAGTTGCACAATAATTGCTAGTGCATAACCCATTGCATGGCTTTGTTTAAAGAAGTAGTCATCAGTTTTTACCCAAACATCTTTTTCAATATCCTTCCAATCCTTTCCAACCAAATGACGTTTACCTGGTCTTATCATTGCAAGTATCATTGCTAATTGTTCAATTGTTTTAGGTGGGTGTTGTTTTAGTATTTCAAAATGATTATTAATATGAAACAGTTGTTCAACAATTTCTTCATGTTCAAATAGTTCCCACATTGGTTCTGTTGCTATAAGTCTATCTAAATGTTGCTCATCAATTATATCTTTGTAAATATGATTGTTTAAAAAGTCAACTTTAAACCAACCTTCTTCCTCTGCTTGTTTATGATCTATTGTGCTGTAGCCTTCAAGTGGAAACTTTGGAATATTTTGAAAATAAACACCAGTATTGTGTTTAGTAAATTTACCATCCTTTTCAATACTTGCAGGTGTAACACTAACTAACTTGAGGAAGTCATCTCTGTTAGCCATGTCGATATCTACATCAAAATCAATCTTCACTGAACAACATACTCCATTTCATTAATTTTTCTTTTTTAATTTCCATTCTATCTGCAATCTGCTCATCAGTAACTAAACCACTCATTTTCATAATTTCTATCATAGTCATTACGTCACCAATCTCATCTTGTAAATCTCGCAAATACTTTGTTTTGCCTTTACTACGAATCATTTTACTACAGGCTTGAATTAACTCGCCACATTCTTCCATGGTAATGACTAACATTTCTTCGCGTTTTTTCATATTTCTTTTCCTTTAAATTCTTCAGCAAGTGGAAAAATTTTAGCAATAGCATCTGCAACTGCCCAAGCAATTTCCATATGTTCAAGTTGTGTGCCGTTTGCACCTCGCAACTCTATGTAATGTATCCAACTTCTAAGTGTCCCATTTACATACATTCTGCTTACAGTATTGCCCTCAGGCAATACTGCTCTGGCTTGTTCCTTAGCAATACCTTTTTCTATTGCCCAAGTGTATGCATGCCTTGATGCTCTAATAATATCTTTCTGCATTTCTTCCCATTGATGTTTTATAGAAAAGTCGTCAGTTGGAATACTGTTTTGCCTATTTTTTGGATCTTGCATTCTTGCTTCTCTGATTTCAAAATCTAAATCTTTTGTTGGGTCAGCATATCGCTGACTAAACTCTTGAAAACTAAAACTTCTGTGTCTCAGAATTTGTCTTGCAATATCCCTTGTAGTTTCTATTTCTAAACATGCTGACACCATTTCAAGTGGCGACCAATGTTTATGTTTCATTAAATATTTTACAAGTTTTTCACTTGTCTCTTTATTGTTTTGATTATCTGGATTACTTACTCTGGCACAATATGCCACTAAGTCCAATGCTGATTCATTGTAATCTGGTGCTTGACTAAAACTAATCAATTTTACTTTCATTATTATTCCTCAATTTCAACGTCTGTATCTGATCCAATAATGCCATCATAGCCTTTAAATCTGTAATATACAGTTAATTCTTCGCCGGCTTTAATAGGCTTTATTGTGTGTAATGTTCTATCACCTTTGTCTGTAGCGATATAACAATTTGGTTCTTCACTGTGATTTATAAATCCTCCTAAAGGTGTTCTTACCCATTCGAGTCTATCTCTATTATGAACTAATACATGTGTTTCTCCTATCACTGTTCCTGCGTTAAGTCCGCCTACTCCTTGTTTAACATGCAATCCTAATCCGTCAATCTTACTTTCTTTTATTGTGAGTTTTTGTGGTAAAGGCCTGTATGTTTTATTATTAAATGTTCTCATAATCCTGCTATTTGGCATGTTTGTTTTATCTCCGAAACCTCTTCTTTGTTTGCTAAAAATACTTTCATCCAAAATTTTGAATCTATAATATCTTTAATCATTTCAACTTGTTCTGAAGTAAATCTTCTTAGTAAATCATTTCCAGAATCACTCAAATACATTACCCATGGACTTACTTTAGCACTCCTTATATCATGAACTGCTCTGGGAGTAGACACTTCTCTAAAGTATTCATTGTATTCTTTGCTATTGTCTTTTGCCCAATCTGAAAGATAAATTATTGTTCTTTCTAATGCTTTGAGACCTGGTTCTTTTTTTACATACATAAGTAAAAATTCATTATACATTTTATCTTTGTGCCAGTCTGCTAATTTTTTTCCATTCTTTATAAGCCATTCTGCAAACTTTTCTGGCTCTAAATATTCATTCCTAATGCAACTTCTTCCAAATTTTACAAAGCCTTCATAGTATTGACTTCTTACAAAATCTTCCTGTGACTTAGGTTTACTTGCAACTGTGTTTAATTCATAGAACATTTGAAATACTCTGTAACCTAACCTTGTGTGCGTTAAGTCTTTATCTGCCCAACGTCTCTTTCTTACACACATATGAGCGGCCAGAGTTCTTTCACTCATGAATGTTTTATCGCACCATTTACACTTATTTTCCAAAGATGTCTTTGATTGTTTTGTCATCGTAGCCGTAGTCATAAGCCAATGCTTTTAATTCCTCATTTGTATTTAATTTTATCATTAGTTCTATATCTTCTGGTTTGCTATGTGGATACAATCCATATAAAAATTCAGAAACTTTATTTTTCTTTTTCTTAGCATTGGGCGGTTTTAAATATGGGTGAAATTGTATTTTACCCGTTCCACATGCACTAAGTAAAAGCCATTGCAATTCTGGATGTTTGCTTACTTCCATAAATTGAAAGTTTACTAATTCGTTTGTTAAGTAAATGTAGTTTGCGGCATCTCTGCCTTGCACACTACTGCAATATCTCATCATCATCCAGGCACTAAAAGCCTTTCTCTGATCGTCATTTAGTCTATTATAAAAGTTTCTATCCTTTTTGTCAATAGCCGCCATGACATCTTTTAATGGTATCTGCGGTTTCTTAGCCATTTCTTTTATCTTGTGCTTGTTCTTTTAATTTTTTTAAATATTCTTTGTATGTCAAACCTTTATAAGATGTTTGGTCTATCCATTTTTGTTGTTGTTGTTGTTTTTGTGTCATTACTTACCCTCAAATTCTACAAGAGTTTGAACATTATAACCTTGTTCGTTTATTATAGCACTTCCTCCTAAATCGGGCAAGTCTATTACTGCCAGAATTAATATATCTTCTTTAGGTATATCAAAGTTTTCATGTATTAAATCTGCACAGGCAAGTGCTGTTCCACCTGTTGCAATTAAATCATCTATGACTACTACTTTGCCTTTAATAGGTGATATCTTTTGTATGTGTAATTCTGTTTCTCCGTATTCTAATTTAAATTCTTTACTGAATGTTTCGTTAGGTAATTTGCCTGGTTTTCTTGCCATTACAAAAGGAACTTCTAAATCTCTTGCTATAGGAGAACCAAATACAAATCCTCTGCTTTCTACACCTATAATTGTATCTACTTTAAAGTCCATGCAGTTTGCTGTAAGTTGTATAAGAGTCTGATTGAATGCCATTGGTTCTTCAACCAATGATGTAATATCTCTAAATTCTATTCCAGGAATAGGGTGATCTAATACTGTTCTAATGTGATCTTTTAAGTCCATGCTTCTTTTTCCCATGGTAGATCTCCTCTACCAAAGTGTCCGTAATTTGTTGTTTTTGTTAAATCAAAATCAAATAATTTAAATTTGTTTATAATACCTAACGGTGTTAAATCTACATTTGCTTTTACTTGTTCTGCAATAACGTAATTGATCTTCTTATCTGTCCATACTGTAACTGATGTTGGTTCCTTTATACCTATTGCATAACTTAACTGAACTAATACTTCTTGAAAATCATTTTCTTGTAAAATTTGTTTTGCTATTGCTCTAGCCATGTAGGCGGCACTTCGATCCACTTTTGTGCAATCTTTACCACTAAATGCTCCTCCTCCATGAGGAGATGCTCCGCCATAAGTATCAACAATTATTTTTCTACCAGTAAGTCCTGTGTCGCCGTCTGGACCACCAATAACAAATCTTCCAGTTGGATTTATTAAAAATTCTGTTTTGTTTGTAATATAATCTCCTGCAACATCTGTAATAATATCACTTACTTGACCTCTTACAAATTCTATATCAACTTCTTGTTTATGCTGAGTGCTACATACAATTTTTGCGATATCAATTGGCTTTCCATCACTACCATAATTAAATGTAACTTGGGCCTTGCTGTCTGGCTCTAGCCATGTATAGTCGGAATCATTTTTTCTTAATGACTGTAATGTTTTTAAAATTTCATGACTGTAATAAAGTGGATAAGGTAATTTATTACCAGCCTCTTCACAAGCATAACCGAACATAATACCTTGATCACCAGCACCAAAATCATCTGTGCCTAATGCTATATCTGGTGATTGACCATGTAAAAGATTTTGTATTTCTACAGTTTTGAAATCAAAGCCTTCTTGTTCGTAGCCTATTTCTTCTATTACGTCTCTTACTAAGTTTGCTATTCTGTCTTTATTAGCACCTCTGTCGCTTTTATATTCGCCGGCTAACACGACTTTATTGGTTGTGACTATAGTTTCCACAGCCGCTCTATGATTTATATTGCCGTTAATTAAATACGTTGCTACTGTATCTGAAATTAAGTCTGCAACCTTGTCTGGGTGTCCTTGAGAAACACTTTCACTTGTAAATTGATACATTTTTACCTCATTGTTAATTCTAAAATTTCTTCCCATGTAGCATATTGCATTTTGCTATATGGACCTGCTGGAAAGGTGGGAGGCGTCCATTCTATACTAATATGCCTACAATATACAAATCTTAACCAAACTGTTTTTTTAGTAATTGTCTTTTTAGGAGTCCAAGCAAATACTCTACTCCAACTAGATTTTTTTGGTTTGGTTTTATCCTTCAAACCAGGGTATCTTGTATATGCAGGATGGTTATAACTCACCGTCCTTTCTCATTTGTTCTCTGATTTTTGTAGCACTAATTTTTTGTGTTTCTTCATCAAGAACTTCTTCTTCAATCTTGTATCCTACTCCTCTACCATATGTTATGTTTAAGATATTTGGCACAGGATAACATCTAAATTTTCCTGCATGTTCGGCCAATGCAATTTCTATATTCTCACATATTTTATCCACTTGCCAAGGATTATCATCTGTTAATGGCATATCTCTAACAAGTATTGCTACTTGGCCATGTTTTGCTAATGCTCTTTCAAATAGTTTTTGATGTCCTCCATGCCAAGGTTGAAACCTTCCTAACATTTGTGTGGTTGGTTGCTTTGGTTGAAACTCATGATCTTTAATATCAACTGCAAGTAACCTTGCCCATTCTTCGCACTTTTCTTCTGTCCACCACTCGTCTGCATTTATTACTGCATTTATGTATGTGCTACCATCTGGTTGCTCAAACATTTTATTAGTGTCTTCAAATCTGCCTTCTTCTATAGTGTTCATCCAAATAACATATTCAGGAACATTCTTTTCTCTAAGTTCATTTGTAGGGCAAACAAAGTCTGCTACACCATAGTTTCCTTTTGCAACACTTTTGCGAACATAATCTCTCATTCGCAATGACTGGCGTTCTCTACCCTCAGGTGAGAAGTCCCAATCATTAAATGTTTCACGTATTTTATCTGCGTTATGCCAGTCTGCGTTTCCTAAAACTTCAACTAACTTTTCTGCAAGTGTAGATTTACCTGATCCTGGTAATCCAAAAATTAAAATTCTTTTCATCTATTTTCTCTTTCATACTCCGCATTATCGTCGAAGTCGTCCCAATACTCTTTGTCGAGTTCATCATAATTTTCAAATGAGTCTCTCCACTTCTTATTTAACCAACCAATATCTGCGTCATAACTTTTACCGGTAGTATCATTATAATCATAATCAGCATCTAATTCAACCTTGTTATAATACACTCTATCTACTATTTCGCATAGGTTTGTTTCTACTACACCAAAGCCTAATTTAAACTCATCGAATGGTTGATCTGTGTCTACAAACCAAACTCCAAATGTTCCTTTTTCACTGCTATGAAATGCTAATACTGAAATATACTCTTCAGCATTTTCTTCTGGTTCTTCTCTACCAAAGTATGCTCCTTCTCTACCATATACATGGATAGCCTCACCATCATATACTTCTTTGTCGTAATCCCAATCATCGGAACCATCTGTTGGAACTTCATATACTGTAAAGCCACCATCTGCATACGGTCCATTGAGATGCTCTAAGTCATCATTTTCCCACATATTAAAAGAACCATCTTCATCTAAGCCAGGACTAGGCGGTGTATCAGGATCAAGTAATGCATCTTCTGGTTCATCGTCATTTGAATTGTGCCAATCATCTGCTTCTAACACTACGTCAACAAGTTCATACCCATCTGTTTTTTCGTGGTATTTTACCCAGTCTGGATTTACTTCTCCGACTACTAGTTCTCCACCGTATCTACTTCCTTCTATTCTATATCTATATTTTGCCATTTCGTCTCCTATAACATGTCGGAAAAATCTATATCTTTAATTTTGTTTGCTTCTTTTACAAACATTGCACACTTAGGTTCTGGCTTGTCTTCCAACGGAACAACCAGTAAGTGACCATTTTTTAATTTAGGAAAATACCATTTTACATCTTGATAAACATTTGTAATCTGTATTTCCTCTGCTCTTGGTAACCAAGTTTTCATTGGATTTAAAATAGGTGCAACAAAGCCTCTATTATTTAAACTTGATAATGGCATTACTTCTATACCATCAAAATCTTCGTCACTTGTAAGTATGCTCCAATCCATAGGCATTTGAATTTTATATCCTCCTATGTCTAAGCATATTGCAGGTGCATAAAAACTTTCTAAAAAGATCAATGGTAAAAAGTAGTAGTCCATAAACTCAGGATCACCTGCGTCAAAAACACAATACCTTATATCATCAATCTCATCTGGGACACTATCAATGTCATAACTATTATTTTCTAATGTTAATATTTTCATTTATACTCAACCTTTGTAACCTTATGTCTAAAATTTTGTTCTTTGTAAAACTGTTTTCTTTTCGTAAGGTGTCTTTTACTATACTTTAAATTGCTTGTGATGTCAACCACTTGCACATAATCTTTGTCCTCTGCTTTACGAATACCTCTTCCGATACTTTGTATTACACGAACAAAACTTTTTCCTGGCTCTAACATAACTAAGTTAAAAATTCTTGGTATGTTAATTCCTACTGCCGCAACACCATATGTTGCTACAATGACTTTATTGTTTAATTCACTGACTTCTGCGTATTCATCTTGCCTATCTTTTGTTTTCATAGAGCCACTTATAAATACCCAATCTGGATTTCTTTCTAAAAGCATTTCTCCTGTTTTAATTCTGTCAATTAAAACTAATGTGTTGCCACTTGTTGCTAATCCTTTAATTATTTCGCTTATATGATCTATGCGTTTATCATCAGTTAGTAACCATTTTAACTCTTGTGCATAACTATTGAATCCTAACACACCGTCTTGCAGTTGAAATATATTAACATCTAAATCTGCTAATACACCCATGTCTTGCAATTCTTTACTACTTAAATTTCCTACTACAGGACCTAAACTGCAAAAAACTCCTACTGCTTCGTGATCTTCTTTAGGTATAGTTCCTGTTAGTCCCCATCTTATAGGAACATTAGCAAAGGCACCTCCTAGTAAATTTCTTAGAACATCTGCTTTTGCTTTATGCACTTCATCAACCATTACACATACAACACCATCTAAGAATTCATCGATGGGAAAGTCTGCTTCATAATTTTTACTTTTCTTTTCTAAAATACTTAAACTTTGCCATGTGCAAATAGTGTGCGTTTTGTTGTATTCTTTTCTGTCTCCAAAGAAAACACCTACATCAAGTCCTAGATTTTTATAGTCTTTTTCTGTTTGAACAACAAGATCTTTGTTAGGAACAATTACAATAGTCCTACCATACTGTTCACACTTATGACTTAAAACTGCTGTAACTAATGTTTTACCTGCTCCTGTGGCTACTTCCTGTAAGCATTGTGGATTTTCTAAAAACTTATTAATTACTTCAACTTGATAATCTCTTAATATTATTGGGGTCCCTGCAACAGGGTGCCTTGGAGGCCATGCAATATGATCATAATCTGTTTGGGTAACTTTGTCAAATGCAAAGTCCCATGGTTTTCTAAAATCTTTAACTTCTATTTCGTAACCGTCATCTGCAACTATAGGAAGTAATCGCTCTAGTAAATGGAAATATGTTCTGCCACCAATGTCACAAAATCTTACACAACCATCCCAGCGACCTAGTTTGTATGCTGGCATATGATATGCATATGGCAAAAAATACTTTACTTCATCAGATATCTTACGCCTTGTCTTTACGTCAAGACCTTGAAACCTTACGTTCACTTCATCTCTGATTTCTAAAACACACTTTGCCATAGTTTATTATACTACCATTTATAGTTTAATGTCAAGTAAAATTCTCTTCCTTCAACTCCAAAGCCAGGAACTACTTCAGGATTTTCGTTTGTTAAGTTTTCACCCTTAAATGATAATATAACTCCGTTGTCCCATTCTTTAGTTACATATAAATTTAGTTTATTTAGATCGTCTAAATATTTCTCACCTTCTGATAAAATATCATAAGGCCCAGGTGCTCTATCTAAATTAAATGCATACTTTAATCTAAATTTAACATCGAAAAACTCTTCGCTGTATTGTAGCACACCAGCAAATTTTGGAACTCTAGGTTGATCTGTGTCTGTGTAATTCAACATAACAAATACAGGGCCAAAGTTGTTTGCATATCTAATACCTTGTGTAGTGTATTCTCCTGTATTAGCATAAGTAGGTGCTGTCCATACTTGACTTATTGTTTCTTGAATCTCATAATAACACCCTGGTAATTCAAAAGTTGCCGCATCATTCTCGGTCCAGTTTGGGTCCATTACACATTGTATGTAAGTGTTTTCTTCATCTACAGATATTGCCCAATTTTCATTTAGTATTCTGTCTATATCTAATACTGTTTCTCTCGCAGTAACTTCTGTGTAATAACCTGGAATGTAATCAATTGCTTCTTTGAAGTCATACATGAATACACTTAACACACCATATCCAAATTCAACTCCTACACCTTGTTCCGGTTCTAGTTCCTCATTTCCTTGAACATAACCATCACCAAACTTTTCATATAAGTTTGCTTTTCTAAAACTGTTTCCCATATTAAAGAACCAGTCTCCTTTTGATATTCCTAGTCTAAGAGCATTTTGATCGTCATTACCAATTCTTATACCAAAGTTATAATCTAAAATAAAGTTAGCATTGGCCTGAAAATATATGCCACCATTTTCGTCACTATATTTTTCTTCTAATTCTGTAAGTGTAAATACACCATCTCCAACAGTAGTTGATGTAAACTCACCTGTGCCTATAAAATCTCCAGTCCACATAGGTCTAGATTTATTAGTATCGTCTTCAGCATACCATATGCCAGGTTCTAAAATTTCTGTTTCTATTACAGTAGTGCCTTCTACGTTTTGCCAACTAACAGTATTATAATATTGCTTTTCTAAGTCTACACCAAATGCAACATTTAACTTCGCACTAAGATCGACTTGATTTCCAATTCTAATATAATCTCTATAACCTTCATTTGCATAAGTTTGATCTTGATGTGAGAATGTTCCTTCATTTGAAATATCATTTGTAAAATAATCTGAATTATTATAGTTTCTACCTATAGTAATATAATCATTTCTAACAGCAATATTATATTTCTCACCTTTTTGAATACAATCATTGCTTTGCTCCAAATCGTAATTAAAACAATTATCGTAATCGTATTCGTATTCTGTAAACTTTCCTACAATACTAAAGTCTCCTACATCAACGTTAAACCTTGCAGTTTTATTGTTGTAGTAATCTTTTTCGTCATTGTCATTGCGAACACTTCCCATACTGTCTTTGACCATACTGAATTCTAATTGATCAATAGGGGCCACTCTAGCATAGTTTATGCCATCTTCTAATCTAAATGTGATACCTTTCTCAATGGTATCCTGTATTAATACTGTTCCTGCCATACTGCCTGAACCATATATTACACCGTTAGCACCTGATATAACTTTTACTGTTTGCCCACTTGCAAAATCATGTCCAAAGTCATACCAACTTGCACCTGGGTCGTTTGCTGGAATACCATTTACATAAACTGATGTGTGTGATGTTTGAGCACCACGTTCATTAAATCCAACAAAGCCACCATATCCACCTGCATTCCAAGTAAACATAGGCATAATGGCGCCCATTAAACTGCTATTTTCTACAGGGTCTGCCTTCACTGTTTTTTCTTGTTGAGCAGTTACAACAATCTCTTCAATCTCATCTGCATTGGCTTCACTTGCCCATAACATAAACAACATGAAAACAAATGCAAAATATAATGGACTGAAATTTATGTGAAAGTTTTTATCAAAATCGTTCATATTTTCTCCATAATATAAAATATTATTATACATTCAAAAGTTTATAAGTCAAGCGGAAATATACCATTTGAATACTTATCTACTTCTGAATTAATTAGGACGTCTTGGTTATGTTTTAGTATTGGCATCATATCCCAATACATTTCATGCAACTCTTCCAGAGATTTATTATTAAGTTCTTTAACGACGTCCATAATCATTTGAACTTTTTTATCTCCGTTTTCTTCGTTGTCATATTCTTCACTCCAGTAATTACTGAAAGTTTTAAAACCACATTCTTTTAAATATTCTAAAGTTCCTGATGTGGAATAAAGTATTTGTGGATGTAAGTAAAGCATAGGTCTTGTTGTTTTTTCTGTAATAAACATCTCATGATGATATGGTCTAAAGTGATCATTCAATTCAACATTGTGGCCAAATTGATCACATAATTGAGGACACTCTCCGCTTTCTGTAGTAACTGTAAAGTAACAGTCATTATACAAATATGTATAATCTCCTGTTTTGTTCCAATCTGTTAAATCAGAATCTTTTTCAAATATTTTAGCATATACTTGCTCCCAATCCCCTACTATATCAAATTGTATGGGTAGCATATCCTTTAGTTCTTGTTCTAGTGGATATTGTTTTTCTATTGGATAGTATAATGTGTGAAAGTAATGAAAACTTATTAAGTTGTTTTTAATATTTTCTTTTGTAAGTAATCCATTCTTCCACATATAATGTAAAAATACAATTCTATGCTGTATGCCTAGATTTGCATTTAAACAATTAAACTTTTTTGGTCTCAAATTCTTGTGTGCTTCTTTTGGAAATTTTAGAATATGATAGTATGGATTTGTTTTTGCATAAAGCCAACGACCAAAATCAGTGCTTCTGATATTAATTTTGCCTTCATTGGGCCTATGTATAGAATGCCATTTGTTGTAGTTATCTTGTAAGGTTGCGGCACCGCCGTGAAAAGTAATATTTTCTAAGGGTAAATTATATTTGTGTGCAAAATCATGAATAACATCACCAAACCATTTTCCGTTTACTACCCAAAGTGTGCCTTCTTGTGTATATTCAAAATACACATAAACATTTTCTCGGTTTGTGTTTTGCGAACAATAGTCGCGGAAATCCTGTGTTAAGGTTTCTGTGAAATTTTCGAAGTTTTCACGATCACGTTCAATGCAGTTGTTAAGTCTGTAGAAGAAATTTACTCTATTACTATGTCTTCCATTCCTGCCGTTCTCAACCTCGTTATGTGTCCTATTTGCCATTGCTTGGTATCCAACCCTTTCATTATGCCCAAGTATTTGTTTCGCAAAAGGCCAAATTGATTTGTGAGGTGTGTTAGGTCTATAACACTTTGTTCGCTGTCAACAAACTTTTCTGCGTCTCTACTTGATAATTGTCTATTATATGATTCTAAAAATTTTCTAAATGTCTTAGAACGTTCTTTGCGAAGTTCTATATTTAGATGTTCGAGGATCGCTTCAATCTCTTGTAACTGATTAAAGCGAAACTCTGTAATACCGGGAAGGGAAGCACTGGCTTTTTCCAGGCTCCCCTTTATTCTGCATTCATACTTGGCATCCTCTAATTCGTTTTCGTAATAGGCAATGGCGTCAACCATACTGCCTAAATCTTTAACGACATCGTTATACCAAGTAGCCATTATTCCCAATCCTCGTCTTCTTCCTCATCATCGTCAAATCCAATATCAAAATGGCTTACAACTGCCGCTTTCATTACTGAATCAAACTCCATAAGGTGATCCTCAACTTCAGAAATATCTACATTATCATCGAATGATCTAACAAGAATTTCTGCAATGTTAAGTCTTTCTTTCTTGGGGATATATGACTTAATACCTTCCCACGTATCATGTAACAATGCTACTTCAGGACTCATCTGCGTATTCCTCTATATCTGGTTCAAAATCATCAGGGTCTACTTCCTCTTCTGCTTCTTGCACTTTTGGATTTTGACCCCATTCGTCTATAATTACCTGAAGTTTATCTCCAGTCCAGCCTTTTCTGAATTCCTTAATTTCTTCTCCTGTTACAGGTGAAACATAAGAAAGTTTGTTACCGACTTTTTCGACGATATCCTTAGATTCTAGCATCTCCAATAGGCCACTATATGGATCCATGCCTGTTTCGTAAGGTATTTTTACTTGAACGCCTTCAAAAGGTTTACTGTATCGTGACTTCATCACTTTACATGCCGCTCTGATTCCTTGCACCGTAGACACTTTGTTACCATCAAGATCCTCTTTTAGTTTGAGTTTCTTCATTGCAACTACAATACTACTTGCATAGATAAATCCTTGTCCACCTGATATTTTATCATCTGGATCGAACATATCTTGTGATGCATAAGTATGGTTAGTTGCCACTAGTGCTATGGGGAAAGGTGCAATCTGGTTGACTGTGTTTCTAACCAAGGCTGTCAGTGCCTTTGGCTTTCTACCCATGTCACCTTTCATGTCACCTTTTTCGAACTGTGCAACGTCAGTAGGTGTTAATAACATTCCTAAACTATCAACAACAAACACTAACTTTGGCATTTCTTCGTATGGAAGATCAGAGTAGTTTGCTTTATAGTCTTTCAAAAATTCTGATATTGCTTTTGCAACATCGTCAATCATTGAAACACTAATTTTTAATAGTTTCTCAGGACTAGTATCAACATCTAATGCTTGAAGCCAGTGTTCATCAAGTGCGTTTTCTGAATCGAATAACACCACTTGACAACCTGCCTCTTGTGCATTTTTTACAACGTTGCCAGAACATATAAATGATTTCCCTGAACCAGACTCACCAGCAAACACACTTACTTTACCTAGAGGAATACCTCCATTAAAGTCACCACTTATTAAGTAGTCAAGTGTGTAGTTACCAGTGCTTATCCAATCTTTAGGGTCATGGAATCCTGCACTGATACCACTTATACTTTTAGTGATTCCAGTTCGGAACTTTGTTAAGTCAAAAGGTTTCTGCATGATCTACCTCCTTAAGATGACTGTCTGTTTCTGATCATATTCAGAATGTCATCAGCCGACTTTTTACCAACATCCTCACTAGCACTTGCTGGTGCTGGTGCAGGCGTTTCAGCAACTGGTTCAGCCGCTGGTGCAGGAGCAGGTGTTTCTACAGGAGCCACACTCTCTGTTGCAGGCTCTGATACTGCTGGAGCAGGTTGAGCCGGTGCCACTGTTGATTGTGTGCTTGTTCCTGTATCAAGTCCATAGGGTTTGTAAAAGTTCCCCCATTTTGCAGGGTCATATAACTCCCCATCAACTGATGCTTGGAACATTTCTGCTATTGCTTGGACGCCTTCTGCTGTTGGTTTAGCAGGTAAGAAATCATTCAGATTAAATAGTCCATTGCTGTCAATTGCCGCAAGTTGTGACTCATCTAATGCACTTTCTTTTCTTGCCCATTTAGATGTGCTGTAATCTGCGTATTGACCTTTAGTTGTTTTCGATAAACGGAAATCTGTTCCATTTACATAATCAGTTGGTAAGTTGTCCATTTCTGGGTCCATCAATGCTGATTTGATAATGTTAAAGATTTGCGGTCCAATAACAAAACGTCTGATAGGATTATCAGGTGCTTCTTCGTTAAGTGGATTTTCGTTTACAAAGCCTTGGAAAATGTAAGAACGTTTTTTCCAATACTTTCTGCCCATATCTTCAAGACTTGCGTCTTTGAACCAAGGACGAACCTCAGTTAATACAGGACATGTTTCGCCCCACATTTCCATACAAGGAACTTGAACGGTTACAGGTTTCTGTTCACCGCCAACAACTCCAGGGAATGTTAAACGAATCATTTGTCGTTCTACCCAAAAGAACGTGTTATTTGGATCGTCGTCAGGTAAGAACCTAAGAACGGTGCTTGTTCCTTCGTCGATATTCCAAAAAGGGTAAATTGCTTTATCGCTTTGAGCAGGTGAACTACCAGGTTTTGATTCCATTGATTGTAGTTTTGCTCTTATTTCTGCCAATGATGCCATAATGTATCTCCTATTTTATGTGCCATGTGCGTAGTGTGTTTATTCACTACTGTTTCTTATATTAATGCCTAAGTGTAACTTTGTCAACCTATTTTTGCAAATAAATTTTCTAAATTACAATGTTATTTATTAAATGCTGTTAAAATTCTACTGAAAAACGGTCCAAAAACTTCTCATATGATTCCATATAAGACATTGGCTCACCTTTAACTGGTCTATTACCAGCACTTAACAATGAACTTTTGATTGCTCTGTAATCAAAGTCGCTCATTTGTCCTCCACTGCTAAGACGTTTACCGCAATCACGTAAGTAGTTGCCAAGCCTTTCGTCTTTTGCACTGAAGCCTAATTGACTAACCTGATGTCCTAATTTGGCATTAGGTGTGTCAAACTGTAATAATTCTGTTTCTTTGAGCATGTCAACTGCATTGTTAAACTGCTCGTTTTCTATTGCATTCATTATATGTGATTCAAATGCTTTCTTTCTTAAATTTAATGTGCGTAAATTATCTATAACGTTTGCAACTTTATCATCAAAATGTGTTTCAGTAAATAAAGATTGGATGTCGGAGTCATCTTCTTCTAAATTATATTTTTCTTGATTAGATAAACTTTCTACTGCTGATGCATAAGTTTTTGCACCTTGTAATTTTTTAAATGTTTCTCTGATGTTGTTAATGTTTTCTATTGCTAAGTTTACATACTCTGCATTTGCTTCATTAACAATGTTTGACCTTTTAACATAAACTATAAATTCACGTAACTTAGATAAATCTCTAGCCATGTCTACTATAGATTCTCCAATCTCATCAAACACTTCACCGCCTTTTTGAACATGTCTAGCCATTGCTCTAGCCATTGCTAAATTGTTCTCAGGTAATTTAAATCTTTCTTCTCCGCGTTGAATAAAAATACTGTGTATATTTCTACTTCTAGAACCGCGTATCTCTTCGTCTATTGCTTTTTTATGCTTTAATACTATCTTTACATTCTCTAAAGGTTGATAACTTGTTTTAGTAGAACCTGACAGTTTGCCTAAACTAGCCTCCATTACGTCTGCCATATCTTTCTCCGAATTCTTTTCTGCATCTTGCAACTCGCCTTTTGGTTTTAATCTCTTTCCAAAAACATTGTAGTCGAAATTTAGTAAGTAATCTTTGCTTAATTCTTTAAGCATAGGTCTAACTTTGTGATCAGTTAAATCTTCACTTGTATTTAAAATGATAGAATTTTTGTTTAAATCTAATCTAACTAATATGTTAGGTTCTTCCACAACAAATCTTGTGCTTTCCTGAGGATTTACTTGATTATTTCCTTCAACGTCAAAAGTTTTAACTTCGTAGCCAAAACCTTTAAGAAGATTAAATATTTTTTCTGAAACTTGTTTTTTATTAGTTGCCATACAACTATTTATCTAAATTATCCCAATTGGCATAGGTCCGTCGGAGTCATCAAAATCATCTTCATATAATCCATCAGCACCTAATCCACTGTTTACTTGATCGTAAACATGTTCTTCGAATGTTCCTATGTATTGGATCATTCTAATTGCAATAACTAAAGACATAACTAAATCGTCGTATTCGCCTGGTTTTGCCGCAAAACTGTTTGCTCTAGATACAAAATTCTTCAATTCTGATATTAACATTTTGCTTTTTAGTTTAATTTTATCTTGTTCAACTAGACGTTTTAAAAACAAACAGCCTTCTATTTTACTTTTATGTGTAGTATGAAATCCTTTTCTACCTTTCTTACCTTGTATCTTTTTAGGTTCGTGTAAGAAATCTCCAGGAAATGTTTCTTCGCCTGTATCTCTGATTACTACAAGAGCCGCTTCACCAATAGTATTATTCTCAACTGTCCAGTAAATCTGTTCGCATTTGCATTCTTTCAGATACATCATTATATCAAGCATTGCTTTCATTTGACCTTCTACAGGAGTTTTATTGTGACACCATTCTGCAATTTGTGTCATTGTTGAAAGTTCTAATACTTGTATAGCCGCATTATCTTCGCCTGTTCCTGAACTAGGGTCTAATGCTACTACAAATATAGAATCAGGATCTGGTTGTTTATACCATCGTGTTTGTCCCATTTTAAGACTTGGTTCAACACCCTTCATTTCTAAAAGTTTTAAAGCATCTATAAGTGTTTCATCGTAAATAACAAATTCACATTCATGCTCACGTCTAAAACGTTCTTCTCCAATTCTGCCTCTTTCTTCAGTTGCCCAACCGGCATCTCTGTCTGGGTGTTCTTCCCATTTGGCAATCATAGGTTTGAATCCGTTCACTCCTACCTCTTGCTCGTTACCATGCTCATCAAACATTTTGTTTGCTTGTTGCCAAATCATAGCAAATGTATCATCGTCACTGTTAGGTGTGCTAGTAATAATACATTTACCACCTGTTGCTAGTGTTGGTGATAGTGAAGTCCAAAACTCTTTGGCTATTCTAGGTGGAACGAATGCAAACTCATCTAAGTATATTAATGAAAGTGACATACCTCTACCAGTGTTTTCTGTAGTGGTAGCACTTATTATTCTAGAACCATTATCCATTGTCAGAGAGCCTTTATTGTATTCTGTGACACCTGCTCGTATATGGTTAGGGCAACTTTCGTATGCATACCTTATACGTTGCATAATCTCACTAGCACCTGCTTGTTTATGTGCCGCAACTAATATTGTGCTGTCAGGCTTAAACATTGCATACCACAACAAGTATCCTGCCGCCACAGTAGTTTTACCCATCTGCCTACCCAGCATGTTAATACTGTATCTGTAATTATTGTAGTTTACTACTAAATGCTCTTGATAATCGTAAGGATCAAAATCTATGCCTCCTAGAGTAGGATGTTGGATTTTCATATGCTCTTTCATGAAATGCAGAGCGCCTGTTTCTTCGTTACAGCAGGCCTCAAAATCCTTTAACTGATCTGCAGTCATAGGGACTTTCTTAAAACCTTGCTTTATAAGACTGGTATCTGCGGTTCCTCTTGCCATACTAGTATTTAGTTGATGTTTTCTGCTTCTTCTACTAAATCTAGTTGTGGTGATTGTGTAAGATTGTATGTTCTTATATAATCGGTTAAAAATTCAGCAATAGCAAGATGCCCTGCTTGATCCGGATGCATGCCTACAGGTTCAATAGAGTGCTCTAAACTGAAATCGACTCCTGCATATACATGAGCAGATATAAGTCGATTGGTATTTACAAATTTTTTATAATATTTGTCTAGTATTTTTTTATATTTAGGATCTCGCCCTCCTGTCCAAGACATTACATAACGTATGTCATTTTGATGGAAATAGTCTGTCATTTTATTAAGTTGTTGTAATGTAATTTCTAAATTAGTTAGTTGAGAACTTTTTAATTGTAAAGCAATAATCTTTTCATGTGAATGCCTTGCAATTTCTCCTTCTGCTATTTCTTCCATTGGAACTTGTTCTGCGAATTGATCACTAGATAGATAATCGATATCTTTTTTAAGTTTCACATATATAGATTTATATGCACTTGCTTCTATTTCTATATATTGTCTATCTCCTCTAAATGCTATGGGTATAATTGAATAATCTTTATCAAAATTCTTATCAGTAACTATGCCCTTTAAAGTAACAGGATCAAATTGCCTATAAGAAGGATCTGTTAATTCACATACAACAAATAGATTTTTGAACGTTTTATATTTTTCATAGTATTGCTCACAAAAACCTAAACTGTCTATTACTGTCATATCTATGGGTTTTGCTACAATAGAATGATTCCAGCAGTTTTGGATATTGTTCATATTAGCAAAGTGTTGCACCCAACTAATTGTATCAGTGACTACATCGTTTGATGTTATACTAGGTATTGTATATTCACCACCGTGCCAACCTGTGGCAAAGGAACACCCATTTACAAATAGATCTCTCATGTAAGTATTTAGTGATTAAGAGGAAAGTTTGTCTTGTAATTTTGCTTTAAGGCTGTTAAAGATTGCATTCTTATCCATTGCTGGAGAAACAACTATCATTTTAGGTTTCTCTCCATCATTATCATGACCACAACCGTCATCACAATCGCAATCCATCTCTCCACAATTTGCACATGGTTCTGCATCATGCTCGTGATCATGTTCTGGTTTTAGTAATACATCTTCTTTCTCAGGATCTTCATCTTCTGCATCACCTGGAACTGCATCGCCTTGGCCGTCAAAATCTATACCTGCTAGTTTTAGAATGTCATGCAATTCGCCCATGCTGTCAGCATTTGCACTTACTGTGACACTAGCATCGCCTTGCTTTTTAGTTTTGCTGTATGTAACTCTTTCTGAATCTTCACCTGGATCTGCATAACCTAAGCCTTCTTGAAGACCTGCAAGTTCTCTAAGTTCGTCTAAGTTTATAGACTCTTCTTTTTTGTCATCGTCTTTGCCGTTATCTTCTGGCTCTACCATGTTCATTGCTTCATCATCTTTAGGCTCTTCTTCTTTGCCTAATTCTTGTCCTGTTGCAGATTTGTGTGCTGTTTTTAATCTTGTAAGACCTGCACTACCCATTTCTAAGAAATCATCTACAACTTTCATATATTTTGATAATGCTCCTACCATGTTTGAAGGAACACCTTCACCAGCCGCCATTCTTGCTTTTGCTTGTTTAACAAGATTTGCTTCATCTGGTTCTAAGTATTGATTTAGAATACCCATGCCAACTTCTTCGCTTAGGTCTAATTGTTCTATATCAAAATCAACACTATCTTCTAGATCAACATTGTCCATTCTGCCTGCTCTGTAATCGCTGTCTGGATCCTGCCCAGGGTTTCTTTGAACTGGTGTTGGTTCTTTTTCTGATCTTTTGCTTAATGTGATTAATTGTTGAATGTTGCCTGCTTTTGCTATAGGTTCTATTAATTGTAATAATACTCCTACCTGTGAAGATTGTTGAGGACTCATTTGCTGTCCTTGTTGTGCTTGTTCAAGTCCTTTCATTAACAGCGGTAAATTCATTCCGGCTATTTCTTTGTTATCTACTCCTGCTAAAGACTTAATTCTTTGCAAATCTGTTTGATCCATTTCTGCAACTTCTATGCTTTCTGCACTTTGCATCATTGCTGTTTTTTCTGGCTCTGGATTACCTTGTTGTTTATCTTTTACTTGAGCACTTATTTGCATTACTCTTTGCAGAGCACTTGAATCTTGCATTACAGGTGCTAACACATTTAACAGTAATCCTAACTGTTGAGAATATGCACCTGATACTGATTTACCTTGAGATGCTTGTTGCATTGCCTTGGCTAGTAGTTGAGGTTGAATACCTCCTAATGATGCGTCTTGTTGCTTACCTAAATTTTTAAGTTTATTGATTCCTGTCATTTCAGGATTTTCATTAATTTTCTTTCCTGACATTATCCTGCTCTCCTGGCACCTGCACTCTGTGATACTCTTGATACCTCTTTAGTGCCTTCAGCACCTTTACCCATATTAGGTGTGCCAACAATATTGTCGTATGTAGGTCTTAGAGCATCGCCCATAAGTTCATCCTTTGAAGGATAATTACGGAAGTAATCTGCACCTTTTTCATCTTTGATCTTTTGGAGTTCTGCTAGGAATTTTTCGTTGTATGACTCTCCGAACAATGCTTCATTAAACTCAACATCCATGTTTTCGTTTTCGTAATGTGCTTGTTCTTCTTTGTTAAATTCTGCATCTTCTTCTGATACATATCTATCTTTGTCTTGCTCGTGTCTGATTTCAGCAATTTCGCTTTCAATTCTTCTTGGGTCTTTAACACCATAGCATAAAACTCTTTCGTGTTCTAAACCTAAATTAACTGCTAACCAAACTTCTAAAATTCTTTCATTAACAGGATACTTTAAGACTATGTCTGTGCTACACACTTCAGAAACCATTTGAACACCTTTGGCTTTTAAAAACTCCATTGGATTTTCTTCTATTGGTTTTCTTTTGAAATCTGAGATGCTTACAACATTATATTTTGCAAGACACTTCTCAATAATGTCCATTTGTTCGCTACCGCAATCGCAGGCAAACTTGACTCTGTAGCCATATTCTTTATTGAATGATTCTTTTAAATAATCTTTAAGTTCCATATAGTAACTCCTTTAACATACTTATTTATCATTTTTATTAATAATTTTAAGAAGTTCATTACGGTCGTATAAAAGTTCGCCGTCTGCTGTTGTATCGTTTTTACCTGTGTTGTTATCTAATCTTGCTTTTTTGATCATAAGATCTATTTGTTGTAGTTTGGCTTTTGCTTTGCCGTCACTGGCGTCTAAGGCTATTTTCAACATATTACTTGCTTCAGCAAATACTTTACCTGCCGCCATATCACTTACATTCATACCCAAACTCATAAGTTGTTTATAACTGCTAAGTGCTTCTTTGGCAATATCATTCATTTCATGTTCGTGTTCTTCTAATCCTTTTACTTCTTTAAATGCCATATTGATCTTTTCGCTGACACTTAATGCATCTTCCATAGCAACAATTTCCTGTTTTGTTTCTTCTATAGAAGGCACTTCTTCTGGATTTTCTTTTGCAAGAGCCTCTTCTAATGGTGGTAAATTAAACTCTTCTTCTAATTTCTTTGTCATACTACTATTTATTTAACCAATCGTTGTATTCATTTTTGAAGCGGTTTGCTATGTTTTCATGCTCTTGCTCTGTGTGATGTGTTACTGCCCACTTAAAAAATTCTGTATCTTTGTTTATTTCGTATGTAAAATGCTTTCCTGGTATATATTGCATAACACCTTTTGCAAACTCTTGTGGATAGAAAGGCAAAACAAAACATATATTAATGTTGTTATCATCACAGTATTTTTTTAAAAACATTAAGTTTGATAATCTATCGTGTATGTATTTAAAGTCAGCATTGTATCTCAAGTATTGCATTATTCCATCTTTATGCGGTCCTATAATCTCATCTGTTTCATACCAAATACTATTTCTAATAAACTTATGTTCTTTGTTTTTAATAAAATTTTTGTCTTTGTAAACACTATCGAAGTTTGTGTTTTGTGCAAAATCAGATGAATCTATTGTATGTTGCTTTTCTATTTGTAAATTATCTCTGTAGAAGTTTGTTACAAAGAATATGCAATGAGTATAATTTTTGTCTATAAGTTCTTGTAGTGTTACAAAAGTTGTAGTGCTGATGTCACCTGAGTTTATTCCTACTGAAGTTGCGTTAGAGTCTAATTGTTGACACCAATGTTGAAAGTTTAAATATTGCCTAAACCCTTTACCCTTTTTCGACGAGGGGTAATCTATATATTCTCTGTCTTCTTTGTAATTAAAGCAGTGATCAGGAAATACTGCAAAACTGTCTCCGCCTACTAATAATTTCATGTTAGTATTTATTTGCGTCTAGAGATTCTTTTTTGCTTTCGAGGTTTGTTGTTTTGAAAAATTTGATCTTCGTTTATTACTTTAAAACGTATGCCTTTACGTTTACACCACTCTTGTGCCGCTGTCCATTTTGCGGCATTTACGGCTGTTTGAAATGCTTGTCCTTGTGTTCTAGCACTTTCTAATGTAGTTTGGTTACGTGGTTTAATCTCTATAAGTTCAACATGTTGTCCACCGTCTTTGTCAGTATATTGTATCATAAAGTCCGGAACATAGTTTGTGTATTTTCCTGTTGCAGGATTGTGGTATGGTATTTTTACATTTTCACTTGCCCATTTAGTAATGTTAGGGTGTGCATCACACATTCTCATAAATGCAAGTTCCCAACTGCTTCTAAAGAAGGGATCTTTATTGCCCACATACTTGTGGCGATTCTCAACCGTGTATCTACCTTGTGCGAATTTTGGCATAATATTATTTATTTGATTAAGGTTTAATCAATGAAGCGACTTTACTTTTACTGTTTACTGTTGGAGCAGAAACATTTATCCGACTGCCTGCTGGCCTTTGGACATTGATAGCCTTGTAGGCATCTGTTGTAAGTTCAAGTGCTGAATTTGAATCTTCAAAAAATTCTAATACGTCTGTGTTAAGTTCTTTTGCTACTGTGATTAATACTGGTGCTAATGCTTTTGCATTTGCTTTTTTGAAACCAATCTTTTCTAGTTTACTTTTTATCATATCTAGATGTTGTTGATTCATTGTATTAATAGGATCGGAGAATCTTTCTAATAATTCTGCTGATGCTTGAGGTAAAGGAAAATCTATAGTTGCATCTTCTATGTATGCTGTGAGGATACCTCTTCGTAGATCATAAGATATCTCGTTACCAAATGTGTCGTATAGTGAAGCACTCATTATATAGGTCTACCTATCTGAGGTCTTTGCTGTTGTGATGCATCATTACCATCTTTCTTTTGTTTAGGTGGTTGAGGTTGAGGTTGACTTCTTCTTGAAGCATCCATTAAATCAGCGGCTGGCATTGGTTGACCTGCTTTAACTCTAAAGTTCTGTTCAGATTGTGGTAAATCAAAATCACTTTTTGCTATATCGTCAGTCCAATTGCCTGTGCCATAGATACTAAACTTTTCTATGTCAAGTGTTTCTAACGGATTTTCTATTACCTTTCCTATAACAAAGTTTTCGTATTCGAATTCAATTGAGAAAATGTTTGGTTCGTTACCAGCATGATCTATTTCTCCAAAGTCCATACTTGTTATTGTAGGCCTTTGTAGCATTATTTCTCTGCCCTGTTGCCCGTTTACAACTACTAGTCTTATTGCATCGAACAGATGAGGTGTATCGTTTGCATCGAATCCTGACGCACTACTTGGAAACTTATCAGACATAAATGCTGATTCTCTAGTGTAAAGATCTGAACCTGGTGCGATTGCATTTTGACCGTTTATAACAGAACTCTTTCCAGTGTTTCTTCCATTCATGTATTGATATGCATAATACGTCATTAACATTTCATACCAATCATTTGTTACTGTATCATATATCTGCATTGTAACAGGTTGTAATTCAACACCAGTTTGAACAACACGTTTGATATTGTATTGATTCATAACTTCAGTTTTGAACTGTAGTTTAGGCATTGTTGATTCGTGAACAAATCCTGAAAGATCGTTACGCATTTGTGGAAGGCCGATGTTTATTGCATCTGCTTTAAGGTCAGGGTTGATAATGAAATCTGCAAAACCATTAAATTTAAGTCTTGGAGGAAAATGTCCTATTGAAAGGTGTTTGGCATTGAACACATCACTAAAATATAATCCTATGCCTTTGTTACCAATATTTCTTCTCATACTTTATGTCCTCTATGAAAAGAACAGGAGCAAGGCTCCTGTTCAGATTTTCTATAATGTCGACCTTAATAAAAACGAATTTCTATTAACCGCCACCAGCCAATGTAGCCGGGTTAGTGTTAGGTGCTGGTGCCGTGCTAGGCATCGGATCACCGGCTTCTTTTCTTCCATCTACATCAGAATTATCATCAACGTGCAATGCGTTATCATAACGTAAAGTTAAAGTGATTGTTACTGGATCATTCGCTGAATAATCTGTATCACTGTAATCAACGTTTTGAATGAAAGCACTTTCTAATTTCCAACTTTCAGTTGCGTCTGCACTCTTACCATCAAGTATCTCAATATATGTATCAAACTTGTAGTCTCCGCCTGCCGCATAAGCAGTTTGATCAAAGTGATTAACTTGTCTTTGTAATTGCTCACCGATCCTTTTAGCAACTTTGTTGTCAATGCTGTCTCTAATAATAATTGTCACTGGGTCCCACACATGTTTTCCTGCCACATATACTTTAGAATTATATGAGTCGATTATTACTTCCTCATGTGTTAATTTAGGTCTTGTAACATTCTGAACATTTTGTGTGAGTTCAAATAATCGGCCGCCCGCTCCAAAAGATGCGCCATCAAAGGTTACCCTAAATCTAAATTTTAATTTAGGTTGTAGGATACCTCCTGGAAGACCGCCGTCCTCAGGAACACCAAACTTATTGGCTGTTGGGTTTACTTGTGTTGCCATATTTGCTCTCCTATGCTAATATTATACTTTTATTTATCAAAAGATGCCAAAAATCATTAACTCTTGTTTTAATAGATAAAAAAAGGGGCCTAAAAAGACCCCTTTAAATATTAAGTAATTTTTAACTATTACCTGTAGTTCCCAATGTGTTTTGGATTCTAATCGGTATATAGATAAATTCTACTGCCTTAATTGGTTGAACCGCTACATCAATATGTAGTTCGTTTCTGTCTATTCTAGCAGGTGTGTTGTTAGTATCATCACATACTACTAGGAAGTCTGCAAGACCTCTTTGAGAAACCAATACATCTAGTAGTCTTGAAACTACACTGAATGCCTGATTTCTAGTAATAGCATCGTTTGGTTCAAATAAGAATGGCTTAACTGCATCATCAAGTTGCTCTCTTAGATAAATTATTAAACGTGAAACGTTTACTCTATCTAATGCACTTGCGTTAGCATTAAGTGTTTTCTGTCCAAAGATTGCAATTCCTCTTCCTGGGAAGTTAGAAACTGGGTTTACTTTATTCAAGTAATACGCATCTCTTTGTCCTTCATTCAATGAACTTGGTTCAAATTCGCCTTCTTTTGCTTTCAAGTAACCAACTGAAGTAGCATTATTTACAACTCCTCTTTGGAAACCTGCTGGTGCAAACCATGGGAATGAAACCTGATCATTAAATGCAAAAGTTCTTAATGCCATATGTGATCCAGGAACCATAATGTTTGTTCCATCTAAGTTTGTTGTTAAACCATGTGGATAATACACAGCCATCTCAGATGATTTGCTTAACATACCATCTTCGCCGTTTTCTACTGCGTTGTTTGTGTTATTGATCCATGCTTTAACACTTGTAGAATCATCTGCTAATCTAAGTGGAGCATCAGCAATACTGAATACAGTATTCTTTCTGTCTACACCTAGAGTTAATAGTTCGTCTGCTAGTTCAGGATATCCTGGAACTGCCGCAATGTTGAATCTATTAGTTTCGTTTCTGATATCTTGGTTGCTAGTAATTGCAGATTGAAGTGCTTTTACAACCACTTTTCTCTGTGCCTTTCTTAGCAAGTATGGTGAACCATCTGACTTGACGCCACTTTCACTTACCCAAACATTGGCTAAGTTAGTTGCTCCGCCCCAATCATATGATGATTGCCACTTCTTAACGTTACCACCACTTGCTCTGAAGTTCCATCCTAAGATGCCACTTGGATAAAGAGCAGAGTTAGGTGCATCAGGATCTAATGAACTGCTAGATGATTGTCTAAAGTCTGCAAATACAACACCGTCTGCGGATGATTGATCTGAAAGATCAATTAATACCCACTTAGTTGAGGATAAATTGTATCTGTATAGTTTTAGATTTTCTGTATCGCTAGAGTTTAACCAAATATCTCCATCTTCAAGAGCAGTTGCATCACTTTGAAGTGTTGGCTCACTTGCTTTTGTTTGGAAATCTTTAGTTAATGATACCCAACCTGATCCATTATGCTCTAATAAATCAATGTTAGATGTGCTGATATCAGCATCATACCAAAGTTGACCGTCTGCTGTATTACCTACAGGAGCAGTTGACTTGGCCTCGTATGATATTGCCTCCCAGTTACTTGCTGTTGTTTGTGATAAATTAATATCTGATAATGAAAAACTAGATGGCCCTTCAGATAATCTAATGTCTCTACCTGCTGAGTTTACTAGTTTTACTTTACCTGCATTATTACTTGCAGTAATTTGATCAGCATATGTTGTTGTAATGTTTGCGGCCGATAATGCACTTTGAATATCTGATACAATGTCATCTATTGCTAAGTTACCTGATGTTTCACTAGTTAGATACACAGGAATAGCAGTAACTGATGCATTTGCAAAAATATTAAATGCAATCGCTGAAGCATTTGCTTTTGTATTTGAAATTGCTGTATCTGATACTGCCGCACTTGATTCTAAAGTAACTGTTGAGCCACCGTTATGTGCTTTCAATACAATTTCTGCTTCACCGTTTTCACCGTCATGGTCTCCCCAAATGCTACCTTTTACAAGGTCTGAACCGTAAACAGTATATGCTGTTCTTGAAAATTGTCTAAGAATAACACCTTCTGTTACAAATTGTGCATTGGTTGAGTCGTATTCACTTAAAGAAACACTTGAACCATTGTTTGCTGATGTTGTTTGCAAGTATAAGTCACCTGATTGAAGTGCTGAACTATCGCTTCTTACTGAAGGGACGCCTAAATGACTTGCAAATTGGAAGTCTTTAGAACTTGCTGAGTCCCAACCACTTGAACCAACTAGATACCACACATTAGACCATTTCTGATAAAAAGAAACTCTGTCTGCTTGTGTTCCATCTGCATCAAGATATCTTACACATATTTCTTCATTTTTTCCGAATGCCGCTTTTGGCACGCCACTGGATTGTAAATCACTTGCCGCTGTTACTAAAACATTACTTTTTTCTGAGATCCAATTTGATCCATCATACTTTTTCATGCCCCATACTGTAGAACCAGTGTCTAACCAGTATGTTCCATTTGCTGGTTTAGAGTTAGGAGCAGTTGCACTACTCTCAATTTGATCTAAATCAACATCTGCTCTTAGAACGTATGCTCTGTTGGCTATTCCTAAGAAACTGTATGCGGCCATCAAACCGTATTCATTGGATTCATCACCATGAACAGGTGAACCACCACTTACTTTAAAGTTTGGATTTCCGTAATTTTGTAATAATTCTCTTTGGCTGGTGATTTGATATAGTTTGTTTGCTTTTGCTGATGTAGTGTAATCCGCTGTTGAACTTCCGTCTGGTCCTTTTTTATCTTGAGCCGTTGCAATAACGATCAAAGGAACTGTTCCGGAACCTGCTGGCGAATAAAAACTTTCGTCTGAAACTGATACACTAACACCAGGACTTACTAAAGTTGCCATATTAAATCTCCTAATATATTAGTTAATACGTTGTCGTATGCTTTTATTTATCAATTTAGGAGTATTTTGGTGTATTATAGAAATTGGGTGATATTACCCGATATTATACTAGTTTTAGTGCTGATTTGAATATATCTTGCTGAATTGTTAGCACATCTTTGTGCAGATCTTCTAATGAACCGTCATTTTTTATTATGAAATTTACTGGATATCCGGCCCAATTCCACTCACTTTCATGAACATCTCTATACTTTGTCTCCATAATTTTACGTGAAATTGCGTTATTATGAGCCGTTTTTGCAGTTTCATACCACTCTGGCAGTTCACCTCGTTGCACCCATATGATTTTTCCACCCATACTTGTGATTAAATCAAGTTCGTTTCTAAATCTTGCATCACTAATTACAACACATTTGTTTTCGCCTTTGCTTCTAAGTCTATATTCTAGGCTATCAATCCAAATATCTTGATGGAAATGGTTACGCATAACATCTGTTCCCATAAGTTGTAGTGCTAATCTAGGTGTAAAGTTTGGTATCCCTGTTTTCTTACTCCAAAAAATGTCTGGAGTTTCTCTGAATTCTCTGCTTTCAAGTGTTTCACCTTCAAGCATTTGCCTATCCCAGCCGAATACATTTGCACATAGGTCTTTAAGAGGGTTTGCAAAACTGTCGTGAACACAGCCTCCTTTAACAAACTGTTTGGCAACTGTATCTTTGCCAGATCCTATAAAGCCTACTATGCCAATTAATTTCATTTATCCTATTACAAATCCTAGTGGTTGATTTCCTTCTTCATAATTATGTATTGCTTCTTGCAATTTGTCAAGTTCTGCTTGGGCCTCAGTTTTTAATTGTTCACCATTTAACTGTATGGCTCCACCTGCTCCAGGAAGTCCACTTTGATACTTGCTTCTTGCCTCACCTAACATCATTTTAGATAGACTAAGAACATATTGTGAAAGCCAATTACTTGCATAAACGTCTTGTAATAGTATAGATTCTGGAATGTAATTGTAAACACCTACTGCAACTTCTTCTTCGTGCCTTACGTTTCTAAGTATTTTAAGTTTTTTGGTGTTTCTATTCCATAGGAAGTTGTATTCACTACCAAACACACGACCAATAGTTTCTTTGTATTGTGCAAATGCATCAAATACAGCAAGTCCACCTATTTGTCCTGCTTGTAGCATATACATATTGTTAAATGCAACATCAAATGGATCAAAGTTTGTTCCGCCACCGCTGTTAGTTCCTATACCTCTACGATATAATCTTCTAACTTCCATTACTTCATCTGGTAATGTGTATTCGGTTTGGTTTTCAACAGTCTGTATAAAGATAATGCTTTCTTCAACACTACCTGAACTTAACTGTCTGTATCTAGCAAGTGATTTATCTATGGCTACGTCATAGTGTTCTCTGTCTAATTCAACATCAACTATGCCGTCAGCAAGACGTAATTGTGTTTCACTTATTAGTTGTTCTCTACTTTTGTATCCTATTTGATCTTTTGGCATACTACTATTTATCAGAAATAGAACTAAAATGCTCTAAGAATGATAGTGTTGTCATTCATTCTGCCGTTCATCTTAATTCCTGTTGTAGTAAGTTCTTCGAATGCTTTTGCAAATTTTGTTTTGGCTTTGCCTGTCCAGTTATTGATTTGTTCTTTGGGTTTTCTAAGTGTTTTTTGCATACTAGACTCTTCGCAAAAGTCTTGTATAGTAGTTCCTTTTACTGTAATGCCATCTCTACCCATGTTGCGTGGGTCTTTGTTTCTAGCATGATATACTCCTACCTTTCTTGTTTTGGTATTGTAAACCCATAATTCGTTTGCATTTACAACCTCTGTAGGGTGAATACTTGCAATGCCAAGTTCACTATCATTGATTTGAAACTTCATTTTCTTCACTATATCCTCTTTAGACCGTGCCTTAGGCTTACGAGCCTTGCGTGTAGTCGCTTTTGTTTGAATAATAGTATCACAAGCAGTATTGATCTTTTCAAACACTTCTACGAACGCCTTACGCATTTTTGCGTCCATGTGTGCGTATGCTTC